ATAGAGATTTGGCTAAACATGGTGATGTTTCTTTAATATTAAACAACACACATTATAAACCATCTTTTGAATATCAAGAAACATTTAACTTTCTATCTTCTGATGAGATCTCTGTATTTACAGATGGTACTTTTATACCAACTAAAATATACATCTCATATATGAGGTACCCTGTATATATTAATAAATCTGGATATGTAATGCTCGATGGTGAACCATCATTTGATCAAAACTGTGAACTAGAAACATATTTAGAAGATGAGCTTTTAGATATTACAGTTCAATGTTTAGCAATGTATACAGAAAATCAGTCTGCTGTTCAATCTGCTCAAATGAGAATACAGACAAACGAATAGGTTATTTAACAATTTAAAATAAAAACAAAATGGCAGATTTTTCATTAACCACGCTCTTTGTGGTTCCAGTAGGAAATACCTTACCTAGCTCTGGATCTACACAAAACTTAACAGCTGGTCAATTTGGTATCTTCAGGAGTGATTACACAGTGGCTAACGCTGGTAACATTGCTGCTAAACCTTATTTCTATTTAGCACAAGGTAGAACAAACACTTATTTACAAGGTTCTAAGCGTTCTGATAAGATCGCTGCATCTAATGTAACTGAGTGGTACAAAGTTGTAGGCAACCCTGTTGCTGCTAACCAAGTAACTGAAGTGGGCAATTTCACTGTAAAACCAGGAGAAGTTATCACCCTAACTTTACGTGCTTTTTCTAGCTACATTAACACTTTGTACTTTAATGGTTTCACACGTTCAGTAACAGTGAATGCTCCATGTTTATCATGTGGTGGCGATCCTTGTGGTGATGTTGATGTACCAGCTTTAATTGATAATTTAATTTATCACTTAAATTTAAAAGCTCCAGGTAACAACCCTGACAACATTTCTTTTAGCACTTTCTATCAGTTCCAACGTGTTGGTAATGATCAAAATGCTAAACTAGTTATCTCTGGTAAACCATTGACTCAATATGGACAACCATGTGATATTGCTGCTTTCCCTTGGGAGTATGACCGTATGTGGTTCCGTACCTTCATCTTTGCTGGTCCTGCAACCACTGCTGACTTTATTGTTGCTGATCCTTGTAACATGGTTGCTGAACCTGTAGTTACTCAACGTAGCTCTTATGTTTCTGGTAGCTCTGCAGAGATTAAGCAATTAGAAAAGAACTTCTATAGTTACCAAGCTGGTTACTTGAAGCATCTTTACAGAATGGTTGGTTACAACGAAAACTTTGAAAGCTGGGTAACAGATGGTACTTCATATACCACTTATTACATCAAGTTTAATGAGTATGATAAAGCAGCTTACCAATGGGGTGATTATATCCATGAAGATAGCACAGTTATTCTTGCTGTTCCTTATGGTGCAACATCTGCAATTGAAGCTGTATTAGTAGCAGGATTAGGTGCTGTAACTAATGATAGCGGTAATACTACTGCTACAACTAGTACAACTACTACTATATGGCCTTCTACATCAACAACAACCACTTTAGCTCCATAAGAGAAAAGGTAGTTATTATATAACCTATGCCAGAGGGTGAGAGGATTAATTCTCAAATCCTCTGGCATTTTTATTTTAAAAAATATGGCAGATTTAAAATTAGATATACTAGTTATCCCTACATATAACACTCTTACATTAGGTATAGCAGATGCATCTACATACCCAACAGATCCTCCAGTTGTGACTTCACCAACAATAGTGATTACAGTTCCTGGATTTGGTCCAGTTTCTCTTCCATTTACTGTCAATAGTTTTAACTTATTCACATCTACGAATTTAGGACTTACTGCTGTAGGAGCTCCTCAAATTCCTTTACCAGATGGAGTGTATTATATTAATTATTCTGTAGCTCCTGCATATAAAAATTATGTAGAAAAAAATATCATGCGTACAGAATTAATACAAGAAAAATTTGATAATGCTTTTATGAAACTTGATATGATGGAATGTGATCTTGCTATTAAAACACAATCAAAGGTGAATTTAAATAGTATATACTATATGATTTCTGGATCAATAGCTGCAGCTAATAACTGTGCTATAGATACAGCTAATACATTGTATATACAAGCAAATAATATGTTAAATAATTTTATAAGAAACAACTGTGGTTGTTCTGGTAACAACTATCAAATTAACTTTGTTTAAAATGGCAAATTGTAGAAACTGCGGAGCTAAAGTAGGATGTGGATGTCAATTAATTAATGGTTTATGTTCAGCATGTAATTATGCTGCACAACAAGCTACAAAATTTATTAAATATGTTGCAGCCAAGATTGACTAATTGCATAGAATGTGCAAGCATTCCTGTGTTACTAAAAGATATTGATGCAAAGCTAACAGAGTTAGCTAAGATTCAATATAACAATATTATATTCTCTATGAACTATGACCTTGGATGTACTCCAATTGGTGATCTATTAAATTACAAAAGAATATTAACTTATAAATTTTGTAATCCAGATTATGCTAAAAGATACACTGTAAAGATGATAGCTAGTAGAGTTAAACTCTTAATTCATAAATAACTTATAAGATGCCAGAAACCACCACTACAACCACAACACATCACAGTTCTTGTGATGCTTGTTACAATGGTTGTGTATCAGTAACTCCTGATGCGTGTGTTAGATATACAGGAATCAATCAACCTGCTTTAGGTATTACTACAGGAGAATCATTACTTGATATAGAGAATACATTAATTACTCGTGTTATATCTTTTTTAGATGGAACAGGTATTGATATCACTATAAATCCTTCATACTATTGTACTCTTGTTAGTCAATACTTAGTAGATATACCAGTTCCTAATATACCTCAATTATTTAGTGCTTTAGTTAGAGCTGCTTGTAGTTTACAATCTCAAGTGAGTTCAATTAATGGAACACTAGCTATATTAAATGCAGACTATAGCATAGGCTGTCTAACTGGTGTAACAGCTTCTGACGATACACATGCTATCTTACAAGCTGTTATAACAAAACTTTGTTCAGTAAATAGCAGTCTAACTTCATTTCAAACCTATGCAGATCTTACATATGTAAAGCTTGCAAATTTAAATGCTTTAATTGCTGCCTATCTATCTAGTCAAAGTCCTTCTACACAACAGTATGTAAAAATGGTTCCTTATGCTGCTGTAGAATATTATGGACCTCTTTCAAACTTTGATGGTACAGGTGCTGGTAAAAGCTCATTAGGATGGAGTAAAGTATATTTGTGTAATGGTTCAAATGGCACTCCTGATAAAAGAGGAAGAGTTGGTGTTGGTGCAATATTAAATGTACCAGGTGGTCCATTATCTTCTGCTGTAAATCCTATATATGCTGGTAATCCAAACTATGATCTTGGAGATTTAGCTGGTGCAAATACAGTGGGATTAAATGTTTCACAAATACCTAGTCACACACATACAGCAACAGCAAATGCTTCTTCAGTAGTTACTGATCCTGGACATAGACACTATGCAGGACATACTCCTGATCAACGGGGAGGAAGTGGTACTATTGGTATTACTACTAATGATCCTCAAAATGTATTAACAACATCGTCTTATACAAATATCAGTGTAGCAACTACAGTGAATGTAAGTAATGGTAATACTGGTGGTGGTGAAAATCATGCAAATATTCAGCCTGTTATTGCTGCATATTATATCATGTATATTCCTTCATAATTTATTTAAACTCATCATTAATGGGGGATTGTCATAATTATAATCAACATATTAATTCAAATTTAGTAGAATTTGTTGGACCAAATCTACCTGCCACTGGTATACAGACAGGAGATTGTTTAACATTAGCTATTGAAAAAATAGATAATAAACTTGAACATGTAGGTAATGGAACTAGCGGTACTTCTGGATCAAGTGGTAGAACATATGGTACAGCAGGAACCTCTGGTCAAACTTATGGTACATCAGGAATTAATGGCACCAACGGAACTAGTGGTACTAGTGGAAGAACTAATGGTACTTCTGGTACATCAGCTTCTTCTGGTACATCTGCTACTAGCGGTTCTTCAGGAACATCAGCTAGTTCAGGAACAAGTGGTAGTACAGGACTTACAGGAACAGCAGGTACTAGTGGTGAAAGTTTTGGTACATCAGGAAGTTCTGGTGTTAGTGGAACTAGTGGTTCTTCTGGTACATCAGGTTTAAATGGAACATCAGGCACAAGTGGTTCTTCTGGATCTAGTGGTACTAGTGGAACTAATGGAACTAGTGGAACTAATGGTACAGCAGGAACTTCAGGATCTAGTGCAACTAGTGGAAGTTCTGGAACTTCTGGAAGTAGTGGAACAAATGGAACTTCTGGAACAAATGGATCTTCAGGTACATCTGGTACATCTGCTACTAGTGGATCAAGTGGTACAAATGGAACAAATGGATCTTCGGGTACAAGTGCATCTAGTGGAACTAGTGGAAATACAGGTACATCAGGATCTTCTGGTACCAGTGGTTTAAGTGGTTCATCTGGCTCATCAGGAAGTAGTGGATCTAGTGGTAGCTCAGCTTCTTCTGGAACAAGTGGTTCTTCAGGACTTACAGGAAGTAGTGGATCTAGTGGTGCTAGTGGTAGTAGTGGTACGGCTGGTACCTCTGCAACAAGTGGTAGTTCAGGAACAAATGGATCTTCAGGCTCTAGTGGTACTAGTGGTAGTTCAGGAACAAGTGGTACTAGCGGAACATCAGGTTCTTCTGGTACTAGTGGTTCTAGTGGTAATTCAGGAACTTCAGGCTCATCTGGTACAAGTGGTAATAATGGAACAAGTGGAACCTCTGGATCAAGTGGTTCAGCAGGTACCAGTGGAAGAAATGCAACAGCAGGTACAGCAGGTACCTCTGCTACAAGCGGATCATCTGGTACTTCAGGTAGTAGTGGTAACTCAGGTACATCTGGTTCATCAGGTACTAGTGGTTTAAATGGTAATAATGGAAGTTCAGGTACTTCAGCATCTAGTGGTACTAGTGCAACTTCTGGTTCTTCTGGTAGCAGTGGAACTAGTGGTTCTAGCGGATCATCTGCATCTAGTGGTACTAGTGGTGTATCAGGTACATCAGGAAGTGCAGGAACAAGTGGTATAAATGGAACTAGTGGTTCTTCAGGAACTTCTGCATCTAGTGGTTCGAGTGGATCTAGTGGCACTAGTGGCTCTAGTGGTACACATGGAACAAGTGGTTCAAGTGGATCAAGTGGTGTCTCAGGAACTAGTGGATCTGCTGGTACATCTGGTGTAAGTGGATCTTCAGGTACTTCAGGTTCCTCTGGAACTAGTGGTTCTTCTGGAACCAGTGCATCAAGTGGAACAAGTGGTTCAAGCGGAACTAGTGGATCTAGTGGTTCTAGTGGAGTGTCAGGAACTAGTGGTTCATCTGGTACTAGTGGTGTGAATGGTACTAATGGTTCTAGTGGTACATCTGCTACAAGTGGTTCTTCTGCAACTAGTGGTTCTAGTGGAACAAATGGTACTTCTGGTTCATCAGGTAGTAGTGGTACTAATGGTACAAATGGTAGCAGTGGAACATCTGCTAGTAGTGGTACAAGTGCTAGTAGTGGAACAAGTGGTTCTAGTGGAACACATGGTACAAGTGGATCTAATGGAACAAGTGGTTCAGCTGGTACTTCAGCTACTTCTGGTAGTGCAGGTACTAGTGGAAATACAGGTACTTCTGGTTCATCTGGAACTTCTGGTATTAATGGAAGTTCAGGAACTAGTGGCTCAAGTGGAAATAGCGGTTCATCAGGAACAAGTGGTGCTGCTGGATCTAGTGGTACTTCAGCAAGCTCTGGTACTTCTGGAAGTAGTGGTAATTCAGGTACAAGTGGATCTTCTGGTACTAGTGGTACAAATGGCTCAAGTGGTACATCAGGTGCTAATGGAACTTCAGGTACAAATGGAAGTTCTGGTACTTCAGGTATCTCTGGTAATATATATGCAACAACATCTTCTACTAGCCTAACAATAGGTACAGGTACAAAAAACCTTACTGTTGGAACAGGTTTATCTTATACAGTTGGACAAAGTGCAATCATTGCTAATAGCTTAGGAAATGATATGACAGGTTCTGTTATTTCCTATAATAGTGGAACAGGTACTTTATCTGTAAATGTAACTACTACAAATGGTAGTGGTACATATTCTTCATGGAATGTTAACTTGGCTGGTGCATCTGGTGGTGCTGGTTCTTCAGGAACTAGTGGATCTTCTGGTAATACAGGAACAGCAGGAACTTCTGGTTCATCTGGTTCTAGTGCAAGTAGTGGATCTTCAGGTATATCAGGAACTCATGGAACATCTGGCTCTAGTGGATCAAGTGGATCGTCAGGTTCTAGTGGTAGCACAGGCACTTCAGGAGCAAATGGTTCATCAGGAATAAATGGAACTTCAGGATCTAGTGGTACAAGTGGATCTAGTGGAGCATCAGGTACTTCAGGTTCATCAGGAACAGCTGGTACTTCTGCATCTAGTGGATCTTCTGGATCATCAGGTACAAGTGGTACAAATGGTAGTAGCGGAACTAGTGGTAATAATGGCTCATCTGGTACAAGTGCTACAAGTGGTTCATCTGGCTCTAGTGGTAATAATGGTTCATCAGGAACATCAGCCACATCTGGTTCTAGTGGTACTAGTGGTACCAATGGCTCTAGTGGAACTAGCGGAACCAATGGTTCAAGTGGTACAAATGGATCTAATGGTAGTAGTGGTACTAGTGGAACTAGTGGAAGCAGTGGAACTAGTGGTGCCTCTGGTACATCTGGTTCATCAGGAACAAGTGGAGCATCAGGAAGTAGTGGAACTAGTGGATCTTCAGCATCTTCTGGTAATAGTGGAAGTGCTGGTACAAGTGGTAATGGTGGATCATCAGGAACATCTGGTAATACAGGATCTAGTGGAACAAGTGGAGCATCTGGTACATCAGGCTCTTCTGGTACAACAGGTACAAGTGGAGCAAATGGTTCTAGTGTAACAAGTGGCTCATCAGGTTCTAGTGGTATAAATGGTACATCAGGTACAAACGGTAGTAGTGGTACATCAGCATCATCTGGCTCTAGCGGATCTAGTGGTGCTAGTGGAACATCTGGTAGCTCTGGTACTTCTGGAACTAGTGGTTCTAGTGGTAGTAGTGGTTCATCAGGAACAAGCGGTTCAACAGGAACCAGTGGTATAAATGGAACTAATGGAGTAAATGGTAATAATGGATCCTCTGGTACTTCAGGATCATCAGGTACAAGCGGT